GGCGCTAAGGTGCTTTACGACGCACTTGATGTTCCGGTTAAAGACCCGAAAATACCAAGAATAAGGGTGACTGATAATTGTGAATATCTTTGCCGGACTATACCGTACGTCCAGTGTGATTCGGTAAATCCAGAGAAATATGATACCCGCGGAGAAGACCATGCCGTCGATGCTTTGCGCTACGGGGCGACGAGGATTCTTGATTTTGAGAATAAAATATCTGAAAAAGTCGGCGGTTGGAGAAAAAGGGTTGCAAGTATGACAAATAGTTTCCGATATTTAGGTTGTTCTGTTAAAAATTCATGGAAGTCTCAGTAAATGGCTAAAAAATACTATGTGAATCCAGCCGACGACCCAAGCGATAAGGTCTTAAAATGCTACCGGCACAGTGTTGATTCCTTTGCCGATGCCGTTTCTGATTCCGAAGAATTAATGCGTTACGCAGCCGCTAATTTACAGTGGACTGACGCACAGATTACCGAAGCAGAGACCAATAAAAAACCACACCTTACTTACAATATTATCATCCCAATCCTGATGACATTGCAGGGTAACGAGCAACTGGCACGGCGTAGGGCAAGAATAAAACCGAATTACCGTGATCAGGCTGAAACCTCCGAAATTATCCAGGGTCGTTTTAACCAGATTGAAGACGAACAGGAATTGGAAAATAAACTTCAATCGGCATTTTTTGACGCATTAATTACAAAGGTCGGTGGTTGGATACAGCGTGATTTTGTTATGAACGACGAGGGTTATCTGGATTTTAAGTATACCGTTCCAAAAAACATGAATATTCACCCGGACCCGGAACTTTTACAGACAGATGTTGAACTCGAACATATCCGATGGCTTGTCAAAGAAACATGGATGTCGCTTGATACGATCATGTCAAAGTATGATTTGGGGTATGTACCCGAAAAGGGTGAAGCGAAATACTGGTGGCAGTCGCTTTCCGATATTGTCAAAAAATTCACCGAATCATTTTACAGCACCAAGAATGAATTTTACAGCAAAGAGAACGACACCTACAAAGTCCTCGAAATGCAGGAACGTGTTGCCGAAAAAGCATGGGTATGTTTTGATGGTTACGATTACTTTAAATTAACCGAAGACGAATTTTACAAAGCTCGTGAAATCAACAAATCAATCCAAAGACTGAATCAGGTCGAAAACTATAAAATCAAAATCACGACTGTCATTCCATACTTTGAGAATATGGTTGTCTATAACAAAGAGAGCCGTATACCCACAAAGAATTTTGACGTATTCCCGATGTTTTCATACAGTTTTAATATCCAGTCCAATGAAGGAACGTGTTTTGTCCACCTGTTGAAAGATTTACAGGACGATTTGAATAAAAGCAATAGCCAGTTCCGGGATATGGTAACACAAATGGCATCCGGTGTAACAATTATCAAGGGTCGTGAGCCGGAAGCAGTAGCCTTATTACAGGAGAAGGGAAATCAGCCAAACCTCGTTGTAAACGTAAAAGGTCAGCGTTCCGAAATAAGCCGGTTGGGGCCGCAACAGATTTCACCGGAAATAAATACACAGGCCGAAAAAGCGTTTGTCCATGCCGAGCGAATATCCCAGGTAACGCCCACCGTGAAGGGCCAGACGGAACGAAGTGGTGAATCCGGGGTATTGTTCCAGAAGAAACTGGAAGCTGCCAGCGCCGCCATAAACCCGTATTTTAAAAACCTGTCAACCTTGCGTAAAGTTATCGCAAAGGATTTTGTCGATAATTTTGCCCAGATATATTCCGATGAAAACCGACCGGTAACAATTAAGGGTAAAAAGGGTATCCGGGAACAGGTTATTATCAATCTGAATTATGCCGGACAATATTTTAATAACGTTAAAAATGCGTCAATGTATGTTGAAATCGACGAGGGTGAAGACAATAAGACCACCCGTGAGGAAAACTTCAATCAGTTATTGGCGTTATCACAGTTGATTGCTCAAATCAATCCGGCTTATGTCGATGTGATTACATTACTGGAATCCGCACCGATTACCGGAGTGGATAAATTTATCGAATTTATTCAACAGGCAATGCAGGCGCAGAGCGAACAACAGGGACAGGTTGCCGAAATGGAAAATACCAAAGCAACCCTTGAAAACCTCAAAACCGAGAAGGAGATTGAAAGTATTGACGATAAGACAAAACTCGATGCGCTGAAATTAGCAATCGAGAAAGATAAACTGGACAAAACAACATCTACACCACAAAAAGAGGCAAAAAATGGTTAAGATTAAAAATATCGACATTACCGAAGACGAAGACATTGAGATTGAATTGTCCGACGACGATACTAATGACGATGGTTCTTTAGAGTCCACCGATACCCCCGAATCGTCCCTTGAAGAAGGAGAAGCGAAAGAGGATAAGGGAAAGGTAGAAACCAAAGAAGAATCGACAGACAAATCGAAATCGACGGAAAAGGAAACCTCAATAGAATCTGACGATGATGATAGCGACCCGACTTATAAAGGCAAAACCCGTGAGCAGATTATTGAAATGCACCAGGAAGCGTCTAAAAAGTTAGGGAAGCAAGGTGAAGAACTGGGCAAAGCCCGGACTGAACACAAAGAAACCGAATCGAAAAACATTGTCGAACAAATGTCAATGGACGACCTGAAAGCAGCGCGTAAAAAACTATCTTCCGAGATGATTAAACTCGACCCGGAATTTGACAAAGAACGCTATGACGAATTAGCGGACGCGATTGCACAATCGGAACAGGACATTCTCGATAAACGCCAGACGATGCTGATAAACGAACAGATTTCTTCCAGAGAAAACAGCGAATTTATTGATAAGCACAAAACTGTTTTCAAAGAAAAAGGTTTTTTTATCGGGAAAGATGGTGTTTTCGACGACGATGGATACAATGAAGTCATTGAACAGGCAAAGAACTATACCGACAACGGTCGTTTGACCGAGAACTCGGTGTATAAAGCCATGATTGATTTGCACGGATTTGAAAAAATTGGTAAGGTACTCGAAATCAGTACGGAACAAAGCACCAGGGAACGAATCAAAAATGCTGCTGATAAAATTGACAATAAAATAGATTCCAAAGGTAAGGGTTCTGAATCAGAATCACGGAAAGTTGTGAAATTCAATCAAATGAGTCCAATGGAACGGGATAGATTTCTCGACGGATTATCAATGGAAGAAGTTGAGTCGCTTGAATCGGCGGTTAATAAATTATCAGGCAAACGATAAGGAGAACCTGAAATGGAAGTAACTCAATCTTCAATTATGAATGTTGCCCTAATGGATGCCAAGCTGCGCAAGGAAGCGTGGTATAACACATTCTGGGCAAAGTACGCCGGATTTACCGACATTAGTAAAGATGACAACGGGAATCCGCGCTACAAACCATCCGGTAAGCCGATTGAAATGTTCAAGTCATTTATGACTGAAGGACGTGACAATATGCTTATTCCGATGTTGAATTATCTAACCGGCGAACCCGTCTATGGTGACACCGTTCTGAAAGGGACTGGTGAGGAAATGGGAATGCGCTGGCTGCGGTGCTATGTTAACCAGGTTCGTAAAGCGGTTATCCAGCGTTCCGGTCAGATGTCGGAACAACGTGCCGAACTTTACAAACTCTACGACCAGGCTCGCCCTCTGTTGGCAGACTGGTTTTCAAAATACGAGAACATGAACGTATTCCGTTCAATTTACGAAGGTGTATCCCAAGAACTATCCACCGGAACCGCCTATGATGGTCTGGGGCTGGTGAAACGGTATCACCCGAACTGGTACCGTGCCGCTTCGGCGTCTACGCTTACAACCGTTGGTACTGCAAAGTATTTCAAAACAGCAGCACAGTTAGATACTGCTGCCGGTGCAATCGGTGGTTTCAACTTCTCCGTTGTTCACTTGCGCTTACTGAGAACACTCTGTATGACACTGAAAATTCCACAGATTGTAACCAAAAATGGTTATAAGTTTTGGATGCTTATTGCTCACCCTGACCAGGTAAACAGTTTAAAGAGTGATTCTGCATACACCGGCGCTGTCCGCGCTGCCTATAACAGTAAATTACTGGACGAACCGGAAATGCAGGGTGTTGTTAATGTTGTCGAAGGTTTTGCAATTTTCGAGGATATTGCCGGTATCCGTGGATGGGACATTGATAATAATGACCTGTTTGGTACGACTCTTGCCGAAGCCCTTGAAGCCGATACGACTACTACGAATGTAAATGCAATTATTCTTGGTAATCAGGCTATCGGAAAAGGTATTGCCGAAGACCTGCACTTTACCAAAGAAATTGATGACCATGAAAACATCAAAGAAATCGGTGGCGCAATGATTTCCGGTTACAACCGGGCTGATTTTGTCGCCGAAGCAGATGCACTTGAAGCGAGTGGCGATGCGTTCTATAAGAACAATGCCGCTGCTGGTGTTTCTGCTGCGTTGGCTGCTGTTAACCAATCCTCATTAGTCTTCATGACTGACGAGAATTAAAGAAAGGAGTGAAAAATGAAAAGTTCAAATTTTTGGAAATATTTTGAAAACACTCCGACAGGAGTTAGTCTTACAACAACCCTTAGTCATGGAACTGACAGTACAGGTTCTGCGAAGATATATCCACAGGGTAAAATCAGGATATTGCTGACACAGGCCACTGCTGGCAAAGCGGTTTCTGCTACAATCAATACGCCGATTGCCTTTAAAGTTCTCGGTATTCTCGGGCAGAGCGTTTCCTCTGCTGCCGGAACGAAAGTATTAACTGTATACAATACCACAACGGCTATCGGTACTGTATCGGTTGCTACGGCAGAAGTGACAAGGGCTACGTCCATGGATCAGTCGCAGACATCGTTCTCCGTAGACGACAATGACCTGTTTGTTGTAATCAGTGGTTCTTCCGCTGGTTCGGCTATTGTCATTCTTGACATTGTGTTTACTTAAAAACTGATTAACAGGTTTGAGGGGAGTTTATCGCTCCCCTCTTATCCTTTCCCTTTTAATTTCAAAAAAAAGAGGCAAATATGGAATTAATCGGCATCACCGTCGGTGTTTTAAACTCACGAACCATTGTAATTAAAGACTGTTTATCGTCCATTTCAAGACAGGTTTATCCAACTGAAATGACAGATTTTGTTATAGTCGATAACATGAAAAAGCAATATTCTATCGGTGCTGGGTTTAACCAGATAGTTAATATGGCAAAATATGACTGGATTCTTTTCGTTGGTGACGATGACCTGATCGCCCGAACCTATCTCTTTAATCTTTGTGTATATCTGCAAACTTGCAGAGAAAAACATCCCGACTATGATATTGTCGGTGTAACTACAAATCTGATTATTACAGATAATGAAAAGCGGATTGGTATAGATTGCGCACCGACAGGAATGTGGAATAAGCAATTTCTAAAAGATAATCCCTTTAATGAGACTCTAAAGCGATATGTCGATACAGACCTCTTTTCTCGTGTAAACAATATGCCCGACAAAATGATTATGCGCGACTCTACTAATTATGGCTACTATTATGTGCAACACGGAAATAATGTTAGTTTCAATAAGTTTGATGCTAAGACGCGAATACTGAAAGACATCGAACAACGGTCAAGCAGGAATCTTGAATATGGTGGATAAAAATGGCTAAAATCGTAATTCTTTCAATGTATGATTACTGTGGTTCCGGTTACAGGCTTGCACAATCTATTGGATTAAACACACATCACTTTGTCCAATATTACAGGTTTGTACCTGACGGATTGCTATTTAATAGACCGCCAACGGTATTTTCGATGGTTAATGGCAGTTGGACAATAGGACAGGATAATCTCAAAAGTCTAAATAAAACACTGGAATCTTGCGACATTATCCATTTTAAAGGTGATGACTTTCCTGAGTTCCCCGTGATTACATTGCCCAAAAAACCTATTGTGATTAGCGTCAGTGGTTCTTTTTTCAGACGCGGAGACAGTGTAATAGCCCGACCTGGCCGTGAAATATCTGAATATGTAGAGGTTACTGATTACAGAACATCAATGATGGCAGACCTGAATTACCCTGAATTTGACGCAGTATTTACGCCACACCCCTATGATACCGACAATACCAAGTATTGCTGGAAGAATAAGAAAATACCACTGATTGTTCACACTCCAACAAGCAGACCGAAAAAAGGTACTGAATTGCTTATATCGGCAGTAAATGAAATCAATAAAGATAAAAAGGTTGTTGATTTAAAGATAATCGAAAACGAATCACACGAGGCAGCACTTGAAGCAATAAAATCGGCAACCATATTTTTTGACCAGGCGACTCAGGAATCCTATGGGAACAGTACGATTGAAGCAATGGCGTTTGGCGTACCGGTAATAACACACCTATCAGAACTGGCAATAAAACAATCCAACGGGATACTGGATAATTGTCCAATAATAAATGGTGGAAATAAAACCGAAACAATAAAAGAGGCGATATTAGAAATACTTGGTTTAGATTTACAGGGATTGTCATTAGAAACAAGGGAATTTTGCGAAAAAGTTCACAGCTATAAATCGGTTGCAAAAAAATGGGATGACATTTACAATTCTTTAGTTTATATTAAAGATACAAGTGAGTCTTTTTGAAAGTATAATTTTTAAGCATTAGGACGGAAGGAAGGAAACAATGCCACAGAAAATTCAAATCATCGCCGGAAACGACATTTTAGTCCCGGTAAAGTACACGTTCATAGCAAATACTGCCGTTTCTCTCGAAACAATGTTGGCAACAATTCGTGCCGCAGCAGGTGCGGTAGGAGTTGGTACACCGGCATTATATGCAACAATCTCAGTAGAAAACAATGATGCCAGATATGGTTTCGCCACAGGGGTAAACCAGTCATTAGGACATATCCTGCAAGCGGGAGATACGATTTTACTCGAAGGGTTTGACGAAATTAGTAATTTCCTCATTTGCCCGGCGGTCGCAGGTCTATACCCGGTAGTCCAAATAACCACAGAATTTTAAGGGAGGCGGTGTAATATGAGATTATATCCAAAGTCTTCCGGTTTCAAAACAGCAAAAATATCAACGGCAGACGCAACCAAAACGGCAATATTGTCGATTGGTACAGGCAGTAATACCGTAACCTACGTAGATGCCATTGTTACGGCGATATATACCGCCACAGGTGCTTATGCCGTTATTGCTCATTTCGGGGCAGCATTTAACAATGACGGTGGGGTACTGACACGGCCTGATTATACATCTGATATGTACGACGAAGCCGAAGATGACTTTGATGTTGAAATCGAAGCAAGCGGTACAACTATTCAGGTGAACTGCACAGGTAAGGCAGCGACGGCGTTAAGATGGTCAACTACAACGTTGGTTCATGTTGGTTAATAAAGAGGAGAAAATACGATGAAAAAGATATTCACAATAACGCTGATACTGTTATTAACAATGACAATGTTTGCTGCACCGACGAATAAGGGTTTTATCGGTAACAATTTCTTTGTTCCCGGATATTACCAGACATCTGAAATTGCAGCGCCTGGCACAAATCCCCCTGCTAATACTGGCTGGTTATATCTCAAGGACAATGCCGGAGTAAGCGACATATATTATGAAGACGACGCTGGTACTGTATTTGAATTGACGGCAACGGGTGCAGAGGCAACAGCGGCTTATAGGG